TCGTTGCTTATATGCTCCTATTTGCTATTCATTCCGCTTTGTTTTGCGTTTTGGCGTTCAAGCCCGTAACTTTATCGTCTTTAATTTTTACGGCGCTTCTGGCGCGTCTGACGCGTTTTCTGCTAAGATTTCGGCGGTGCGCTTTTTTACAAACGCTTCGCGGGCGTCTGCGTCTTTCAGCGCGTCTGGATTTTTGAGATTTTCGCGTATGTATTCGCGGGCGGCTGTGCCTCGAGCTTCTTCTTCGGTTGTCGGCTTCGCTTTCGCTTCGATTTGCTTATTCTTGTCTATTGCTTGAAGTCGTGAGCAGGCGCACTGTTCGTTGGCTCGGTGGAAGTTCTCGTGTAGGCAGATGAAGCCGCGGTTCTTAATCCTGGCGCTGTCGCGGTATCTGTCGTAAGGCAGTATTCCGTCGATTGAGTGCGTCGCGAGTATCGCGCCTTGAATTGCGATATTCTTGTAGCCCTCTGCTATCTTGACAGCGACCTCTCGCGCTTCGTCTTTGGTTAATAAAAAATCCCCCGTCTTTGATACCAAGACGAGTGTTTCTTTAGCGTTTCTTCGCTCCATTCGTTCCCCTTTGCTGGTTAATTTTTTATGTACTCTTACTATAAAACAAGCGCGGATTTTCCGCCAGTGGTTGTGTAATTTTTGCAACAGAAAAGAGGGCTATTTTGCCCTCTTTCTTGTTCGCCTTTTGTTCTATTTCTCGGCGGGTTTTTCTTCTTTTTTAGCCTTTGGTTTCGGCTCTTTTACGACGATTTCGTACTTGTCGCCGTATAGCTCTATGATGAGCTTACCTTCGGCGTTCGGTTCGACTTCGATTTGGTACATACTGCTTCCTTTCTCTGAGCGCTTGCGGTCGTCCGCCCTCTGCGCTGAGTATAAGTACATTATACACTACGTATTCGCCGCGCTTTCCGCCTCTTAAAACGTCGGGGCAGATTTCGTTTATGCGCTCCTGCGTGCGCCTGTTTACGATAAAGACGCGACCGCTGTCGTTAATCACTGAATAATCGCGGTGGAGCTTATTCTTGAATAGCCAGACGTTCGTTCTGTGAAGCAACCGCGTATAGAGGTAGTCGTATTCTCTGATACCTTTACTATTCTTAATTGTCGCGTTTAGTTGTCGCTGGATTTCCGCACCCGTCATTATCTTACGCCTTTCTCAGGTTGTTTGTATTCAAAGCCGCCCAGACCTGCCCGCGGGCTGATAATACGGCTCGGTCGCCTATCAATTCGGTGATTACGTAGTTGTTGTCGTATTGCGTGAGTGGCGTTCCGTTATAGTCCACGGCTACTTTCGGCTGGACAATATCGCCTACGCTGAAGCGTGGAGCTTCTGGCTCTGGTGCTGGCGTTGCCTGCGACAGCTTAGCGTTTACGCGGTTCTGGATGTCGTCAGGGTTGTAACCCGCTCCTGCTAACCTGGCGCGTCGGTCGTCGCCGTTGCCCCAATCGCCGCGGATAACCTGCGCGGCTACCTCGTCGGGTGATAGTTGCGGTTGCGGTGCTGGAGCTGGTGCTGGTGCGATGTGCCAGCGCTTCAGCCTCATTGCGCCGAGGAAGCTTCCTAGGTTCATATTGATTTCAGAAAATGGTGCGCCGTTGCCGTTGCCTGTCTGGTTCTGCCCTAATAGCCTCACGTAGCCGCCGAGATTTCCTGATACTGCCATTCCGACGTGTCCCCACTGAGTTCCGCCGAAGAAGAGCCAGTCACCTGGCTGGATTGCGTTTCGGTCGGTTATAAGCTCAAACTCGCTCCCTGCGTTATAACCACGAGCTGCTTCCCAAGCGCCGCGTGCCGCGCCTGTGCCGCCTGTGGATAAAGTCCTGCCGACTGCGTTTAGCCAGAAGAGCGCGCCTCCGTCCCAGCATTGCGCGCCGTATGCGCCGTCTACGTCAAAGGCTTGATTTATAACCGCGTTGCGGAAGCTCTGCCAGCTGTCTGTCGGTACGCTCGCGCCGCGTCCGCTGTCTAGGAGTGCCTTTGCGCCTGATTTCTCTACCGCCTTTTCTACGTCTGCGTCTTTGGCTTTCTTGCCGCCTGGAAGGTCTGCCACGTCAACCACTAGCGGTGCTTCTGCGTCTTCTTTTTCGAGGGCGCTGGTTGTGATTTTGTCTAGGTTTTTCTGGCTCACGCCGTAGATTTCCGCCAATTTCTGGATATTTTTTAGCACCATACCTGCAATTCCTGCCGCCAGTACTCCGAAGATAATCTGAGAGCTGATTTGGTTCGCGCTCTGCAATTCAATACCCCAGTTCGGCGCAAAAATGAGGAGCGCCTTTGCTACTAGGATAATCACTATCGTGCTTGCGCCAAGGAGCGCGTATTTCGCTAGCCCGTTTAGCCACAGCTTCTTGTCGAAGCCCTCGCTAATTTTCCACACGTTAATATTCGACCAAGCCGACAGGATTGTGTACGATATCGTCGCTAATCCATACAAAGCAAACGCTTGCAAAGATTGCACTAGTAGCTCTGTCATTTCTGTCATTTTTCGCCCTCCTTATAAATGAGCCTTAGTATTATTACCGTAATTATATCATCTAATATATCGACGATAGAGTAAAGTAGACCGTCGTAGCCTTTCGGCTCGGGTGCTATTTCGATATGTGTGTAGGCTCCGATAATCCACTGAATAAGCAAGATTGCGTTGCTCGTCAATAATGATATCGATAAAATGAGAAGTAATACTTTCAAGTGTCGCACTTCTTTCGGCGCTTTCAGTCGGTAAAGTTCTATCTGTCGCAATATAATAGCGACAAGTGCTGTCGCTATCAATATACGCGCAATTGCGGTTATAGTTATAAACATTTTTCTATGGTTTCTTCGGCTGTTTTTTCGGCGCGCTGACCGCCTTTTTTAGCGTGATGTGAAAATGGTTTTCACGTATTCTCTGCTCTAGCTTCTGGCTGTTCTTTGCCAGGTTCACGTAAGCTTGCTGTGTATTTTGTCGCGCTTTTCGCGCTTCTTCGCGGGCGGCTTCGATGTCCACGCTGTATAATTCCGCTCGTATGACTGCGGCTGTGTCCATTTTAATTACCCCCTCGGTTAATCTTCTCAGTTAGTAAGTCGATTGAGTGCGACATCTGAGTAATTGCCTTTGACTTTTCGGCTTCGTTCGCGGCGTCTTGTTTGTAGAACTCTATCATCTCGTGTCCGTTCGCGCCTGCGATTTCGACGAGCTTTTGGTTTAGTTCTTCGTTCTTCTTCCAGAGCTTAAAGACTGCGGTAGATAAAGCTATAACGGCTATACCGAGTACGCCTTGCGTTGCCAGATATGTCGTTACGCTTGCTTCCATAGTTTTATTTTAGCACCCTTAAATGTCCTCGGACAAGTCGCCTTCCCATTCGACCAGCTGGATTTTATAGAAGCCTTCCTCCGACGCCATAGACCCAGCAAAGACTGAGATGTTTTGCCCCTTCTTGATGAAAACGCGCCTACTTGCCATAACTGGCAAAGCGCCAGCGTGCTGAGAAACGATTGCTATCGCGTTATAAAAGGCTCTGCTTACGTTGTACTCTCCCTGCGGCAAGTCTAGCGCTATTACCGCCATTCGGTCGCCGCTTAGTCGATTGTCATTATTTAGCGTAGTTTCTGCTACGGCTATTTCATAATAGCCTGAGCGTGGCGCGGTCATATGCGCACCCATAGTTTGCGCTCGTCCCCAGTTTATAGCGCCGTAGACAAAGTGCGCGCTCGGCAGTTGCTGATTCTGTATTACGTTTACGTATTTTCTCGTGTATCCTGCTGGCAATTCGCTCGCAACTTCTGCTTCTATCTCTGCCAATCCTAAGGCTCTGAAAGAGCGCACCCGCGTTGGCGTTTCGAGCGGTTTCTCGTTCATATATATTTTACCCTTGACGTCTAGCGCTCTGCCTTCGGCTGGCATTTTGCCGATACCGACGTTGCGGTTACTGCTCGATATCATCATAATAGGCACGCCTCTGTCTAGGCTTATCTGAGTTTTTGAGGTGCTTAATTTGTCGCGCACTTCAATTTCGATAATAAACTTCGAGGAGTTCGCCATTGATAAAAAGGCGGGCGTCATTGTGAAGGCTCCCTCGCCCTGCGTGAAGTCGCGCTTTATCCAAGCGTTCCAGCCGTTGTCGTCCTGCTTCCAGCGATAGCGCAGGCTGTCTGGTTCTATTCGGTTCTTGTCGGTTCCGTCGACGGTTATGCGCGCAAAGGTTCCGCTGACGCTGAGCTTCGTTTCGTTTTCAAAGTTATTTTTTCGCTCGGCGGTCGCCGTGATTTTCGGAGTGTCATATTCGATGAAGTTCAAGTCTTTGAAAGCTTCCGCGGTTAAGCCGCGGCTGTCTGTCACCTGAATAACAAGGCGCTGGCTTCCTTTCTGGCTAACTGTTCCGAGTTCCGCCTCGTATGGCTTGCCGTTCTGTTTTTCGTCGTGCGTGATTGTTGCGGTCTTGTCGACGAGCTTTATTGTGTAGCTCTTCGGCGTCGCCTTTAAGCGTGTTTTCATCTTGTCGGCGTCGGCGATTGTTGCGACCACGGTCGAGATACCTTGAATAAAGACGCGGTCGTTGCCAGTTACCGCTTTGCTGGTGGCGTTCGTGTCGCGGGCGTCAATCTTTGAAAAGAGAGGGGCGGCTTCCTTGTCGTTTACGGCTATGGTTACATTCTGAAAGCCTGAGCCAATCATTGAGCCGCCGTTAAATGTCCAGGTGTCCACGCCTAGGCTCGTCTGACGCGTGTTCTTCATTCGCTCGTAAATTGTGTCGATTTCTTGCGGGGTTGGTGTCCAGACGTACTGGTCGCCTACGAAGCCGTCCTGGCGCCTGATTTCCGCGCCGTCTGGTATCTGAATACTTACGTTGTGGTGGAAGCTCCAGTGTTTCTTGTTCATATTGACGGCGATAGGTTCGCCTACAATATACAAGCCTTTTGTAAAGGTTGGCGAGCTTGCTCGCGGTATTGCTGGCAATTCCCAGCCGCCGCTCGTTTCAAGCGCTCCGCTTCCGTAAAGCGAGCCTGACATTCCAGCGCTGAAGGCTTTACCACCGTCGCTGTTGTGGTAGATGTCCATTATTCCGCCGCCGAGTTGGTGGTCGCCGTTGCCGCTGATGTTCGACCAGACGCCGCTTGCGATGTTGCCGCTTCCGTTTACGGTCGTTATATTCAAGCGCACCGCGTTGCTGTACCAGCGTGCGTTGTTCGTGATGTTTATACCGACCTGCCAGTGAATAACCGAGCGGTTCGTGCCTACGTCCTGACCGCCTAATTGCCACTGAAAATAGAAGCAAGTGCCGTTGTACCTGCCAGTTTCAATTCGTCCCGATGTTGCCACTATTTAGTCCTCCTCTCCGCTGTCGATAAACGCGACGCCTTTAATACTTCCTGTTTTAATTGCGATTTGTTTTATAGGGTTCAGCACTATTTCGTCCTTCGCTGTAAACTTTGTAACGATTGTGCACTCGCCGTTCACCGTAAAGACGCGCTGTTGGGTTCCGCCCGACTCGGCGTATCCTGAAAACTCGAGCGGTGTCATTGCTGTGTAGGCTCCGTCGTAAATGTCCGACTTTACTATCAAGCCGTACTCGTTCATTGTTACAGAGGTACTCATTGCCTCGCCGCTGGCTTGCTCCCAGTTCGCGGAGCTTCTGCCGTGCGCTAGCATTATGTCCGTAAAGGTCGCCTCTGCGTCGCCATTCGCCCAGATTTCGACTATGACCTCGTTGCTTGCGGTCGTATAAAAAGGCTCGCACTCTAACCGCTTATAAAAGGCGCTCTCGCCTTCGCCGATTTGTGTATAGCAGAGGTTTTCGGTTGGCACTGTTGCGGTGCGTACGAGAATACCTGCAATTCCTAGCGCGCTCTTCTTGATAAGACAGCTTAATGTGTAGTAGCTTCGCGTTTCTTCTGTGTCTGTGGTCTTCGAGCGTCGGATTTTTACAGTCTGGCTCACCCGCCTGCCTCTTAAGAAGAGATTGTTGCCCGAGATACCGCCGTTGGCTTTCGCCTCCGCGCTCGGTGCTACGTCGATAATCGAGGGCGAGCTTAGCGTTTCTTCTTTCCACGGCTTGTACAGATTCGGCTCTGCGGCTGTGT